CCTTGGAGCTGCTGGGTAAGCGCAAAGGGGTGCAGTTGTTCACAGATCAGGTCGAAGTTACCGTGAAACAAAAGCCCATCGAAGAGATCGAGAAGGAGCTTGGCTCTTTACTGGAGCGTTACATGGGCCCCGTGGAACAAGTGATAAAGAACGACGTACAAGATGTTGAGGTGAATGAGGTAATTGATTTAGAGAATATAGATTTGGATGCTGAACTTGGGCTAAACAAGGCTAAGGACGATGGAACCGAACCTGCTGGAACGGATAAGACAGAATCCTGACGCCCTAAAACAGCTCCCACCTAGTGTAAAAGCTAAGGTTTATGAGCTGGTTGAAGAGCTAGAGGAACGCAGAAGTGCCGAGTTGGCACAGAAATCCTTTATGGCGTTCGTCCAGAAAGTGTGGCCTAACTTCATCCACGGAGCCCACCATGCAAAAATGGCTGATGCGTTCGAGCGGGTGGCTGAAGGCAAGATCAAGCGGTTAATCATTAACATGCCGCCTCGTCATACCAAGTCAGAATTCGCTTCATACCTGCTACCAGCTTGGTTTTTGGGGCGGTTTCCGGACAAAAAAGTGATCCAAACGTCCCATACGGCTGAATTGGCTGTAGGTTTTGGTCGAAAAGTCCGAAATTTGGTCGATCAGGACGTGTATCGGGAGATTTTTCCCGAGGTAGCGCTCCAAGCGGACTCTAAAGCAGCCGGTCGATGGGCCACCAACAAGAGAGGCGAGTACTTCGCTATCGGTGTGGGCGGTGCTGTGACGGGTAAAGGCGCTGACATCCTGATAATTGACGACCCGCACTCAGAACAAGAGGCTGCACAGGCGGAAACTAACCCTGAGATCTACGATAAAACGTACGAGTGGTACACATCCGGGCCTCGTCAGCGTCTACAGCCGGGTGGGGCGATCATAATCGTGATGACTCGGTGGTCTAAGAAGGACTTAACGGGTCAGGTAATCAAGGCGGCAAGCCAGCGTAGCGGTGAAGAGTGGGAAGTCATTGAATTTCCGGCAATTCTCCCGTCTGGTAAACCCCTTTGGCCTCAGTTTTGGCCCCGGCACGAGCTAGAAGCGCTTCAGAAAGAACTTCCCCACGGCAAGTGGATGGCGCAGTACCAGCAGAACCCCACTTCTGAGTCCTCGGCTATTGTAAAACGTGAGTGGTGGCAGACTTGGGAAGAAGATGAGGCTCCACACTGCGAATTTACGCTGATGGCGTGGGATACGGCCTTTGAGAGGAACAACCGAGCGGACTATTCGGCCCTAACGTACTGGGGAGTCTTTTACAAAGAGGACGAGACCGGCACGCCGCAGGCAAATATCATCCTTCTGAACGCTTTTAGAGACCGGCTGGAGTTTCCGTCGCTAAAAAAGAAGGCGCTAGAGGAATGGGACGAGTACCAGCCTGATTCCATCATTATTGAGAAGAAAGCTTCCGGGGCTCCGCTAATCTACGAGATGCGGGCGATGGGTATCCCGGTTCAAGAGTTCACCCCTAGCAAAGGTAACGACAAGATCGCTAGACTTAACGCCGTGGCAGACCTTTTTGCGTCGGGCAGAGTGTGGGCACCCAACACACACTGGGCGGAAGAGGTGATTGAAGAGGTTGCAAGTTTTCCTAGTGGAGAGTATGATGACTATGTGGACTCTGTTTCTTTAGCGTTGATGCGCTTTAGAAAAGGGGGCTTTATTCGTACTCTTTTGGATGAAGACGATGAACCCAAATACTTTAAGCGCAAGACCCAAGGATATTACTGAGCTACCAAAAACTAGGATTGAGGCACATAAACTTGGATTTACTAAATACTTTACTAATAAAGCGTGTAAAAACGGGCACATTGCGTATCGGTACGTTGCTTCGGGTATATGCTCAGTTTGTGCGTCAAACAAAGCAAAAAAGGCATGGGCTAATGGGGTTAGGCAAAACACTACGAATAGGTTAGAAGTTAACAAAAAGTGGAACCATAGTGAAAAAGGAAAGATTGCAAAACAACGCTGGAAGGATAAGAATCCTAAAAGGGCGTGGGCTGTATATGCTACCGGTGCTGCAAAAGTACGAGCGGCGCTTAAAAATCTAGCGTTTGATTTAACTTCGGATTATGTAGAGTCAATAACACCAGACGGATGCCCAGTGTTTAACGAACAGTTTTTATTTATTGGTAACAAGACAATGCAGCCGTTTAGTGCTTCTTTAGATAGGTTAGATCCAACCAAAGGGTATGTGCAGGGTAATGTGGTTGTTGTATCTATGAAAGCGAACAGCATTAAAAATGCGTATGGATCTAAAGAGGTACTAGCGGTAGGGGCTTGGCTGCACAAACAAGGACTTTAAGGACTAATTATGGCAATTGACAAGGCAGTTAACCAAGCCCCTATGGGGTTGACCGAAGAAATGATGATGGCTGCTGCGGCAGAGCCGGATATCGAGATCGAGATCGAGCCTGATGAAGTAAAGATTGGTATTGATGGTTTAGAGATTGAGCTTGAGCCGGGTGGTGAGGAAGGTAGTGATGAATTTAACGCCAACCTTGCTGAAGAAATAGACTCTGGCACGCTAACTGAACTCTGCGGTGATTTGCTTGGTGACTTTGAAGATGACCTGTCAAGCCGCAAAGATTGGATGCAGACCTACGTTGATGGTCTTGAGTTGTTGGGTATGAAGGTAGAAGACCGGACAGAACCTTGGCCCGGCGCTTGCGGTGTGTATCACCCCCTGTTGTCAGAAGCACTTGTGAAGTTCCAAGCCGAGACCATCATGGAAACGTTTCCAGCTAAGGGTCCGGTACGCACACAGATTATTGGTAAAGAGACCACCGAGAAAAAAGAAGCTGCACTTCGTGTTCAAGAGGACATGAACTACCAGCTTACCGACGTGATGACAGAGTATCGTCCTGAGCATGAGCGCATGCTGTGGGGCTTGGGCTTGTCAGGTAACGCGTTCAAAAAAGTGTATTACGATCCCAACCTTGAGCGGCAAGTTTCTCTGTTTGTGACCGCTGAAGATGTGGTGGTGCCGTATGGTGTGAGTGATCTACAGTCATCGCCTCGTGTAACCCACGTGATGCGCAAGACACCTAACGAGCTTAGGAAACTACAAGTAGCTGGCTTTTATTGTGACGTTGAGCTACCAGAGCCGCAGGACACGCTTGATGAGGTTGAGAAGAAGATCGCTGAGAAGATGGGGTTCACTGCCTCATCCGACGATAGGTATAAGATCCTTGAGATGCACGTTGATTTGGATCTCGCAGGGTATGAAGACAAAGACGAAGATGGGGAGCCGACGGGTATTGCGCTACCTTACATTGTCACTATCGAGAAGCAAACGCAAACAATCCTAGCTATCCGCCGTAATTGGCATCCTGAAGATGAGACTAAACAGAAACGCAATCACTTCGTTCATTATGGCTACGTGCCGGGTTTTGGGTTTTATTGTTTTGGTCTTATTCATCTTATTGGTGCTTTTGCTAAGTCCGGTACTTCCATTATTCGTCAATTAGTTGACGCGGGTACGCTGTCTAACCTGCCCGGTGGATTCAAGACCAAAGGGCTACGAGTTAAGGGTGATGACACACCCATTGCACCTGCTGAATTCCGAGATGTAGACGTAGCCTCGGGCACAATCAAAGACAACATCATGACGCTCCCATATAAGGAGCCGTCGCAAGTGTTGATGAGCTTACTGGGCACCATCGTTGAAGAAGGTCGTAGATTTGCTAGTGCAGCAGATCTGAAGGTATCCGACATGTCTGCCCAGTCCCCTGTTGGGACGACGTTGGCAATCCTAGAGCGTACGTTAAAGGTGATGAGCGCAGTTCAGGCCCGCATCCACTACGCAATGAAGCAAGAGTTCCGTCTGTTAAAAGACATTATTCGGGACTACACACCAGAAGATTACAGTTACGAACCTACCGAAGGTAGCCGCCGCGCTAAGCAGTCTGACTATGACCAAGTAGAGGTTATTCCGGTCTCTGATCCCAACGCGGCAACTATGTCGCAGAAGGTGGTTCAGTACCAAGCGGTTATGCAGTTGGCCCAAGGCGCACCTCAGTTGTACGACCTGCCATACCTGCACCGTCAGATGTTGGAAGTCTTGGGTATTAAGAACGCAAACAAGCTGGTCCCTAACAAAGAGGACATGAAGCCACGTGATCCGGTTACGGAGAACATGGACGTGATGAACGGCAAGCCTGTCAAAGCGTTTGACTACCAAGACCACACCGCACACATCACTGTGCATATGGCAGCGGTACAGGACCCCAAGATTGCAAAGATCATTGGTCAAAGCCCGATGGCCCAGCAGATCATGGCAGCTATGACGGCCCACATCCAAGAACACGTAGCCTTCGAGTACCGCAAACAGCTTGAAGAGCAGCTTGGTGTGCCGTACCCCCACCTCAACGACCCGGATGAGACGATTCCGCCAGAGCTTGAGGTTGAGCTTTCACGTCTGGCTGCTGAAGGTGCTAAGAAACTGCTTCAGGCTAATCAAGCGCAAGCTGCTCAGGAGCAAGCACAGCAGATCGCACAAGATCCGATTGTTCAGATGCAACAGAAAGAGCTGGCTATCAAACAAGCCGAAGTTGAGATCAAGAAACAAAAACTTGCAATTGACGCTGCGGCAAAAGCAGACCAGATTGAAGTTGAAAAGGCTCGTATCGAGTCACAAATGGAGATTGCCGGTATGCAGGTTGGAGCAAAAGCCGCCAAGGACCGCGCAGACCTTACATCTAAGATGGAGTTAGAAGGAATTCGGACGGGGCTTCAAATTGCCCAAGCCGCAAATCAACGTAAAAATCCTAAAGGGAACAAATGAGAGAAATTGACTACTTACTGGGCCAGCTCAGAGAAGAAGTAGACGCAATACAACAAACCGTAGGGAATGGCGCAGCCAAAGACTACGCAGATTATCAGTACCTATGTGGCAAGATCCGTGGCCTGCTTGTTGCAGAGGAAATACTTATGGCCCTCAAAGAAAGGATGGAACAAGACGATGAGTGAAATTGCCATCGCTACAGAAAACGGTGAAGTAAGTACGCTGCCAGAAACAGCAGAACGCAAAGCCAAGCAGGTGCCGGACCCTTCTGGGTATCGGATTTTATGTGGTATCCCCAACATCGAAGAACAATTTGAGTCTGGGATTGTAAAAGCTGACATCACTTTGCAGCATGAAGAACTTCTCACCACGGTTTTATTTGTGATGAAGATGGGTCCTGATTGTTACAAAGATAAGGAGCGCTTTCCAAGCGGGCCTTGGTGTAAAGAGGGCGATTTTGTTTTAGTTCGTCCACATGCAGGGACACGACTCAAGATCCACGGTCAAGAGTTTCGCATCATTAACGACGATTCCGTAGAGGGTGTAGTTGAAGACCCACGCGGTATTTCGCGCAAATAAGGAGCGGTATATGGACGTAAATAAAGAGAAGGACGATTTCGAGGTAGAAATCGAAGGTCAAGAAAAGCCTGATGCACCGCAGCAGGAAACAAAAGAAGCTAAGGGTAAACCCGAAGTTGATTTTGAAGTTGTTGACGATACTCCGGAAGAAGATCGTGGTCGTGCCCCGCTTCCCAAGGAGATTGTTGACGAGCTTGAGGCCGACGAGTTGGAGGACTACTCCGAAAAGGTCAAGATCCGCCTGAAACAGATGAAAAAAGTCTGGCACGACGAGCGCCGGGCTAAAGAAGCCGCGTTGCGGGAGCAGCAAGAAGCTCTGGCTATGGCTCAGAAAATTTATCAGGAGAACCAAAATCTTCGTACCAAGCTATCTGAAGGCGAAAAATCCTACATGGATACCGCCAAAGGAGCCGCTGAGCTTGAGTTGGAGATGGCTAAAAAGGCATACAAAGAGGCGTACGAAGCTGGGGATGTGGACAAAGTGGTTGAGGCACAGTCCAAACTTAACGAAGTCACCTACAAACTTCAGCGAGTAAAAGATTACCGACCCTCTTTACAAAACAGAGAAGTTGATGTAAATAGTGAGCAACAGCAGCAGGCACCAGTACAAGTGCCTCGTCTTGACCCTAAAACGGCTGCGTGGCAAGAGCGCAATGAGTGGTGGGGTGTGGACGAAGAGATGACGGCCTTAGCACTTGGTTATCATCAGAAACTTGAGAAACAGTACGGCAGACAATATGTTGGTACTGAGGCATACTGGAAGGATGTTGATGAAACGATGCGAAAGCGTTTCCCCGACTACGATTGGGGTGACGAAGAGCAAACCAAAACGACTAACGGGGGCGGCAAGCCCGTTACGCGCACTGAAAAACCTGCCACTGTGGTTGCTCCGGCTACCCGAAGTACGTCCTCCAAAAAGGTTGTGCTAAAGCAGAGCGAGATCAATCTTGCGAAGAAATTTGGGATAACTCCTGAGCAATATGCGAAGGAAAAAATGAGACTGGAGAACACAAATGGCTGAAAATAGACTTGCACGCGAACTTGAAAACCGATCCACTACAGAGCGCCCGAAGGTGTGGCAACCCGCTTCTGCTTTGCCAGAACCGGATAAGCAGCCCGGATACTCGTATCGTTGGATTCGTGTTTCTTCAATGGGTACGGCAGACCCCAAAAACGTTTCCTCAAAGTTGCGGGAAGGTTGGGAGCCGGTACGTATGGAGGAACAACCCAAGTTCCAAATGTTGACTGATCCCAATAGTAATTTCAAAGACAATATTGAGATCGCTGGATTGTTACTCTGCAAGATTCCTACGGAGTTTATGGAGCAGCGGAAGGCTTATTACCGGAAGCAAACCAAAGACAATATGGAAGCTGTAGATAACACGTTTATGAGAGAGAACGACCCACGGATGCCTCTTTTCGCTGAGAAGAAATCTAAAACGTCGTTTGGTAAAGGTAATTAACTAATAAGGAGTTAACAAATGGCTTATCCTACTGTTAATGCTCCCTACGGTTTCAAGCCAGTCAATCGCCTTGACGGTATGCCCTATGCGGGTGCTACTCGTCAGCTTCCGCTTACCCAAGCGGGCGCTATGTATAACGGCGATTTGATTGAACTAGACGTAGGTGGTGTTGTTGGTACCGCATCCTCCCTAACAGGTGGTGCAAAAATCGGTGTTTTCGTCGGCTGTCAGTACGTAAACACCCAAGGTCAGACTGTTCAGAGCAACTTCTACCCCGGTTCTGCCGCCGCTTCGGACGCAATTGCCTACGTAGTTGATGACCCCAACGCAGTATTCAAGGTTGCTGTCACCACTTCCGGTGGCGCTATTTCGTATGTTACTCAAGCTGCTGTCGGTACGAACGTTACCGCTTTGGCTGGTACGCCGAATACGCTTTCTGGTAACTCCGGTGCTTCGATCCTGAATACCAGCCCCGCAAACACCAACACTTTCCCGTTGCGTGTTATTGCAGGTGTCCCCGAAACCGCAACCGATGATGGGTTTACTGAGGTGATCGTTAAGATCAACTTGCATCAGTACAACACCATTCTTGGCAATGCAATGCCAGAATAAGGAGCTAACTAAATGGCTATTTCACGCGCACAACTACTGAAAGAGCTGCTCCCGGGCCTGAACGCATTGTTCGGTATGGAGTATGCACGTTACGGCGAAGAGCACAAAGAGATTTTCGAGACCGAAAGCTCCGAGCGTTCCTTCGAGGAAGAAACCAAACTGTCTGGCTTCTCAGCCGCACCAGTCAAGAACGAAGGCTCTGCCATCGCTTATGACAACGGTCAAGAGGCATGGACTTCACGCTATAACCACGAGACCATCGCTCTTGGCTTCTCGCTGACTGAAGAGGCAATCGAGGACAACCTCTATGACTCGCTCAGCTCGCGTTATACCAAGGCTCTGGCCCGTGCTATGGCTTACACCAAGCAAACCAAGGCTGCTTCTGTCTTGAACAACGGCTTCGACTCGAACTACGCAGGTGGTGACGGTGTTGCTTTGTTCTCGGCTTCGCACCCCTTGGTTGGTGGTGGTGTCAACAGCAACGTTCCTACAACCCCCGCTGACTTGTCGGAGACTTCCTTGGAAGCCGCCGTTATTCAGATCGCTGGTTGGACGGACGAGCGTGGCTTGCTGATCGCAGCTAAGCCCCGCAAGCTGGTTGTTCCTCCTTCGTTGCAGTTCGTTTCCACCCGTATTCTTGAGACGGAACTCCGTGTCGGTACGGCTGATAACGACCTCAACGCATTGAAGAACAACGGTTCGATCCCCGAGGGTTACACTGTTAACCACTGGTTGACCGATCCTGATGCTTGGTTCTTGACGACTGATGTGCCTAACGGCCTGAAGCACTTTGTTCGTACCCCGATGGCAACGTCAATGGATGGTGATTTTGACACCGGAAACGTTCGCTACAAAGCTCGTGAGCGTTACAGCTTCGGCTGGTCAGACCCGCTTGGAATGTACGGTTCAGAGGGCGCAGCCTAAGTAGTATAAGGCTTTGCGGCCTACTAAGCCACCCTTCGGGGTGGCTTTTTTATTTCTCTTGACATAGAAAAAGCGCTATGAGACATTACCTGTTACTAAGTCTCTGGAGCGAAAAATGGAATACCCTAAAACAAGAGCCGAAGCTAAAAAAACCGGCAATAAATACTATTTCACTGGACTACCGTGCGTTCGTGGGCATATCGCACTACGTAAAACAAAAGGTGCTTGTGTGGAGTGTTTGAAACTAGAGTGGCAGCAATCCGCAGAAAAGCGTACCGACTATTTTGTGCAATACAACAAGCAAGAAAAAGTAAAAGAACGGAAGCATGAGTGGTATCAAGCTAACCGGGAGCGCGTAATTGCTACGGCTGCGGTACGTCCACCTGAGATCCTTCGTCAGTACAGGAAAGCATGGAAACAGAATAATAATGTCCAAGTCCGTGCTGATACCAAAGCCCGCCGCCGTAAGCACAGAGAAGCCACCCCAAAATGGCTAACTAGAAAGCAAAAGTCCGAGATCCGGCAGATCTACCAGATAGCCATAACCATGTCTAAGACTACTGGGGAGCAATATGTAGTCGATCACATCATCCCACTGCGCTCTGATTCGGTATGTGGGCTCCACGTCCCTTGGAACCTACGGGTAATCACTCAAATAGAAAATTTGGAGAAGTCCAACAAGATTCTTGACACCCATCACGAACAGGCGTAAAAAGGCATTGAGTCTAGGATTTTTTACCCATACAGACTGACCTAGCAGACTTAGTAGAGACGGTATGGGGATGTGCTACTACACGAAAGGTCTATCATGGCACGCACTCGATTTTCCGGCCCAGTCAAATCTGACAACGGCTTTGAAGGCAACATTTCTGGTACCGTAACCGGTGCTGTAGTTGCAACCACTATTTCCGCATCTGGCAACGCCACCCTGTCTGGCACTGCTAACGTAATCATTATCCCGGAGGTTGACCCAGAAGTTGCTGGCGCAATTTGGAATAACTCTGGCACCATCGAACTCTCGGCTGGCGCTTAATTAGGAGCCCATCATGATGCAGACTGACGTTAAACACGCTCATGCGGGTTCGTCTGGGCTCATGGTCCCATATCGGACTCGCTTAAAGGGCGTAGTCATGCAGCCCTATGAGGCTGTGACGGACCACACATCTTTCGTTGACGACTCTTCAATCACGGGTACATTTTCTCGCACCACAACTACAGCGACTATTACCGCAGCAAACCACGGATTAAATGTTCGTGATCTAGTCTATTTAGACTTCGCTGCTGGTGGCCCCACTGATGATTCTTATATCGTCCAATCAGTTGTTGACGAGAGTACGTTCACGGTAACTGTGTTGGATGCTGGCGATGCTTCTGGTGCCGTTACTGTTTGGAATGATGTTTTATTTCACTTTGACTCTAGTATTAACGTAGCTACAGATGTTGTTATACCGGGTCAAGGAGTATTGGCTAAGAATGGGATTCGAGTATTCATGCCAACTGAAATGCACTGTTCGATTTTCTACGGTTAAATCATGGCTAAGTCCCCTGCGTGGCAGCGTAAAGAAGGTAAGTCGGAATCTGGCGGTTTGAACGCCAAAGGCCGCGCTTCTTATAACGCCGCTAACCCCGGAAAGCCGGGCCTAAAAGCTCCGCAACCGGAAGGCGGCCCACGCCGGGATTCTTTCTGTGCCCGCATGAAGGGTATGAAAAAGAAGCTGACATCAGCTAAAACCGCTAACGATCCAAGTTCACGTATTAACAAAAGTCTACGCGCATGGAACTGCAAAGAAGGCGGTGCTGTTCGTGGTGGTGGATGTGAAGTGCGTGGAAAGACTAGAGGGAAGATTGTCTAATGGAAATGATGCTGTGGAACGCTGTTTTGTCTTTCATTGTGGCTGCAATGGGCATGCTACTTAAAGGCAAGATGGACGAAATGAATAGGATTAGTATCTTGTTAAATCGAACTCGTGAGGAGGTGGCACGTGACCACATCACTCGTAAAGAAGTTGACGACAAAGTTGACCGCATTGTGGAACGTTTTGATGACGGCTTTAAAAGGCTTGAAACGAAAATTGACGAACTTGCTCGGACGCATCGGGAGTAAATGATGCCAGCTACTTCAGCAAAGCAAAAACGGCTAATGGACGCAGCCGCGCATAACCCAGCGTTCGCAAAAAAGGTTGGTATACCGTCAAAGGTTGCCAAAGAGTTCAGCAAAGAAAGCAAAGGAATTACATTCCGGAAAGGTGGCGAAATGAACGAGATGAAGATGATGAAGGCAAAGGGTCGCGGCGATGCTAAGGCTATGCTGCAAGAGCATGCTTCTAAACCCGCTAGTAAGGCACACAAAGGTCTGAAAGCTGGTGGCTGCGCTACGACCAAAAAGTATGCCAAAGGTGGTGGCGTCGAAATCAAAGGCAAAACCAAAGGCAAAATGATCGTAATGAAGGGTGCTAAGTAAAATGCGCCCCAGTCGTGGAATGGGGGCTATTGCCCCTTCCAAGATGCCGAAGGCTAAGAAAGCCAAACGGAGGGATGATGCTGACATATTTACACAATTCGCTGAAGGCGGCTCTGTACCGGGTCTTTGGGATAACATCCACGCCAAGCGCAAACGAATCGCCGCAGGAAGCGGAGAAAAAATGCGAAAGCCCGGTGCGAAGGGTGCGCCGACAGCCAAAGCCCTCCGTGACAGCAAAAAGTAAAAAAAGTGCGAAAGGGGCTAAAGTTTCCAGTCCACAATCCCGAAAGGGACGGTAACGTTTTTGACTGGTTAGTTAGCACCGCAGAAGATTTTAGAAGGCAGCGGCAGCGGGAACGGTACGTAGAGTTGGAACGGTTAGCGCTCGAAAACAGAAAGAAACAAGATGACAACGACCGGAACGGCAACGTTCAACCTAGAT